GCCACCGGTTACAGTTCCGCCTCTTCGGCCACCAGTTACAGGTCCGCCTCTTCGGCCACCGGTTACAGGTCCGCCTCTTCGGCCACCGGTGACAGTTCCGCCTCTTCGGCCACCGGTGACAGTTCCGCCTCTTCGGCCACCGGTTACAGTTCCGCCTCTTCGGCCACCGGTTGCAGGTCCGCCTCTTCGGCCACCGGTTACAGGTCCGCCTCTTCGGCCACCGGTTACAGGTCCGCCTCTTCGGCCACCGGTTGCAGTTCCGCCTCTTCGGCCACCGGTGACAGTTCCGCCTCTGTTACTACAGGGCTGGGCGGTAAGGCCATGGCCGGGAGATACGGGTGCATCGCCCTGGCATGGTGGAATGATACAGAGGACCGGTCTGAAATGAGATCTGCGGAAACCGGCTGTGGCGACGGGAGTGACGGGAAGTTGAAGTCCGAGGTTTGGTACCAGTTGGACCAAGAGGGGGTTTTTGTAGAGATGACGTAAACCAAAATCTAGGAAGGGGTGGTGCCATTGCTCACAGTCAAAGCATAGGACGTTGAAAACAGCGAATTGGAGACCCGCCCCATTGTGGGGCGGGTCAGTTCCAGGGGGGGGTGAAGTTGACAAAATTTGTGTTGAATAGCCAGGCGATCCGACAGCGGGCGGCGGATGCGGTCATGAGCGTTCCGGACGGGATGGAAGTTGTTATCCGCGCTCACAAGTCTCGCAGGAGTTTGAGTGCCAACGGTTTGTACTGGCAATGGGTTGATCGTATCCGCTGGCATGTTGCCGAATCGACCGGTCAAATCTATAGCGCCGAGGAACTGCACGAATGGCTGAAGGGGAAATTTCTACCGACCAAAACGGTTGAGGTCGGAGGGGAAACGCAACGGTGTCGCCTGTCAACGGCCAAGCTCAACACCAAGGAATTCGGAGAGTATATGGACCAGATTGACAAATATTGTTCTGCCAATCTGATGCTGTTTTTGCCGGTGCCTGGGCTGGAGGACGTATGACCGCCTCAGAAAAACGCTATCTGAACACTATTGCCTCTTTGCCTTGCATCGTCTGCGGTTCGCGGCCAGTGGAAATTCATCACGTTCGTCGGTTTGGGGAAACGCGCAAGCACAACAAGGCGGTCCCGCTTTGCGTAAACCATCACCGGGGGGTAGGCGGACTGCACACCCTCGGCAAAAAAGAATTCGAACGACGATTTATGTCTCAAAGCGAAATGCTCAAAGTGACAGCCGAAAGGCTCAAATAACAGGAGGCAAAATTGATTCACAAATTAACGATCGACATGGAAAAGCACTGCACGGAATGCGGAGCAGACGGGGCAACCGACAACGGCCTTTGCCTTCGTTGCAGCGCCGACAAAGCCCTTGCCAATATTGAAAAGGGCTCTTACACCCGCGACGACACAAGGCACCTTCCCGTTGTTCTAACGCCTCACGAGGTCGAGGAATACGGTAAACAGTTGGCCGCCGTCATCATTGAGAAAGGGAAGCTCGAAGCGGAGCGGTCTGTCCTGAACAAGAAAATCAAACCCCTGGTCGAGCGGCTTGACGAACTCGCCCCCGTGGTCGATTCCGGTATCGAAGGCCGTGACGTGGGCTGCCGGTGGTTTTACGACTGGCCAAACAGGGAGCGGTTCCTGGTTCGCATAGACACCCTGGGGCTTGTGGAAACTGACGTTATCCTCGAACACGAGCGGCAGGACCGGTTAAGGTTCGCCGGGAACGAATAATTCTTACGCCAAGGCCCTGGCATCCAGGGCCTTTCGGGGAGGACAAAATGGGAAACCACGAAGAGGCAATAACGAACAGGCCGGTTGACAAGGAGAGCATCATCTCGGTGCCGAAAGACAAGGAGTCGGCGGCAGTGAACATTTCTTTTTTTGTCCCAGGTATTCCGGTCCCGAAAGGGAGCGCCAAAGCATTCGTCGTTAAGAACAAGAAGACAGGGAAACACCGGGCCATAGTTGTCCAAGACAATAAGGAAAAGCAAAAGCCCTGGGCGTCAATGATTGCTTCTTGTGCACAGGATCATTTCAACCGCATCCACCATGGACCTATCAGGCTTTCTTTGGATTTCGCTATGCCACGGCCAAAGAACCACTACGGAAGCGGAAAGAATGCCCATATCCTCAAGCCGAATGCACCGACTTGGCACATTTCTAAGCCAGATTTAGACAAGTTGATCCGTTGCGTTAAGGACGCTCTGACTGGGGTTGTCTGGAAGGATGACAGCCAAGTTTGCGCCATGGGTGGCCCCCGTAAGATTTATGGGGATCGCCCTGGGGTCAGAATACAGGTTGAATCCTTGTAACGAGTGAAATGGAGGACCCATGACAGCGCAACTCTCAATCCTTAAATCTCAAGGCGAAATCTTGAAGGAACTTGGTTTGCAGACCGTCGAGGTCAACAACGCGGATTTTATCAGCACAGCAAAATCCATTGCCCGCTGCCTGGCCCGCAAAAATGGCCGTGTCACGATGGACGATGTGCGGGAGGTGCTGGACATGCTCGGGATCGAGCCGAAGCACCCGAATTCGTATGGGGCGGTTTTCACCGGGAAAGACTGGCATTTTGTCGGATGGGCCAGGAGCCGCAGACCGTCGAACCATGCTCGGGATTTGAAGATTTGGAGCCTGCAACCGGGGAAATTGAATTACCTCCCTCCCAAAATGGCCGGTTGGGAAGATCGCCAGACCTACGTTGATTACAAAAAGGGGTAAAAACGGTGCAACTGGCAAAATTCCAACTCATTAATGACCATTTCCAAAATTACAAACCTTACGCAATCCCTAAGGCCCAATTGGTTATTGCCGATATCCCATACAACATTGGCAAGAACGCCTATGGATCAAACCCTTCTTGGTATGTCGGTGGAGATAACACTAATGGTGAAAGCGATCTTGCCGGGAAGGAGTTTTTTGATACCGATAAAGATTTCCGGATTACGGAATTTCTGCAAATTAACCCAACGCTATTTCAAGGGTTTTAACAGGGGAGGGTGCCGATGCACGACAACCGGGAAAAAATATTCCACGCCGCCCTGGAACGAGTCGACCTGTCCCGCGTCCCGGCCCTAGGCGGCTGGACAAGAAAAATTGCCGAGATGGAAGAACATCGGGCCAATTTTGGCCGAGTCAACGAAACCGGCTGTTTTATGGTGCAGTCGGGGCGCAAAACTGATGACCGCGTCGAACAGGCCATTGATCTGCTTTCCTGCCTGCCTAACAACCGGCGGGCGGTGGGTTTGATCTTTGCCCGGTATTGCAACCCCTACATGCTGGAGGATTACCCCGGAATTATCACCGTGATCCGTCGTGTCGGCTTGTACCCTGCCCACGATGGGTGGAACGGATGGACAAAACAGTTGAGCCGGGAAGGGAGCGTGCACGTTGGGAAATTTTGGGAGGTGGTTGCTGCAAGGCGAGTTTTGCGCAAAAGGGGATAGACATGGCATACATGAGGATCGAACACGGCTTCATCTGCGGCCCGGATTATTACGTCAGCCTAAAACCATACGGCGCTTGCGTTTGGATGGAGTGGCACAGCTACCACGGGCCGACCTTTTACCGGAGCGAAGCGGCTATAAACCCGATCAGAACACCGTCCAGGAAAACATGGGAGGCGTTTGGGAAATGGGAAAGGGAGGCAAATGAGAGAACCGTTGCGGATAAGACTGGCGAGAACGAAAACCATCCCGGAAATTGAAAAAATGATAGCCGACCTGCGAAATGATCCTGATTCACGCGGCCCGGAAGGCAGGCTAGCTATCTACACCGACAAGGTCATGAAACGGCTCGATGAAATGACCTGGGCGATTTATTCGATCAGGAAAAGGGAAAACCTCAGGGTCTTTTCAGAATAGGCCAGTTAGCGAAAACGGAGAAGCGTAATGACAAATCTTGAATCGGAAATGCTCGCCATGTTGGAAAGGCTTGAGTTTATCGGTGACCTAGAAACAACAAGTGGAGATAAGTTCGCATTCTGTCCAATATGCCAACGGTTGTTCAACCTGCACACAGACGACTGCGAACTCGGCAACCTGCTGGCGAAAGTGAGGGCTGGTTGAGATGGCAAAGCCGGGAATATGTTCTAACCCCGGTTGCGGCGGGGTGGTGGTGGCAAAGGGGTTGTGTGGCAAACACTATTACCATCTGACCAAAACCTGTCAACTCCGGGAATCTAGCCAAATATTGGAAATCGAGAGGCGGATTGAAACCCTGACATCTGGTAAAGCAGCCAGGAAGGGGGCAACAAAACCTAACCGTTACAACGATAAAACGATCGCTGAAATCGAAAAGTTGGTTGATCAAATACACGCGATCCGGAAAGCGATACAAGAAATCATAGCAACATAGTCAAGAAACGCTGGGGGTTTTATGAGGTCACGGAATTTAAAACCTGGGTTTTATAAAAACGAACAGTTGGCTGAATGCTCATTCGCGGCGAGGATTTTATTCACCGGGCTATGGTGCTTAGCTGACCGCGAAGGTCGGCTAGAGGATCGACCGAAGAAAATCAAGATGGAAATTTTCCCTGCCGACAACCTTGAAATATCCGACTTAATTGATGAGCTTATCAATTATGAACTAGTTGTTCAATATGAGGTTGACGGGCGTAAATGCTTATGGATACCGGGCTTTTTGAAACATCAAAATCCGCACCCGAAAGAAGCCGCGAGCGAATTACCGCCGCCATTGTGCCAGATCGAAAACACACCTGATAGCCGGGGAATAAACGAGCCGTGTAAAGGTAATGACGAGCCGTGTAATTACACGGCGAGAAATTTAAAGGTTAGTACGAGCCCGGCTGATGTTCTGATTCCCTCTTCCTTGATTCCCTCTTCCTTGATTCCTGATTGTTGTTGTAGTGAGCAGCCGGCTGTTGACCCTGGAGAAAAACCGACACCACAACAACAACGGCTTTTCGACTGCTGCCAAAAACTCAAAGCCAAAATTCTGGAGAGATTCCCCCACGTCGCGGAATCGTTTGACGTGGAGGTGGACAAGTGCGTTGCGTTCAATTTTCACCGCAACATCGGAGCCGACCCTGCCTTGACCGTCTGGAAATGGTTTGAGCGGATCAGGGCACCGGATGGCTTCGGGTATAAAAAAGGCCAGTCATTTATGGAGCAGTACGGAGGGGCATCATGACCGAAGCACAGGCCAAACAGGCTATCTCTGACATCGAAGCTATGTTCGGGAGGACCTACCCGGAAGGGTCTCGGGCACTTTTGGTGAGCGGATTAACCACAGTTGCCATCGCGGCCATGATCGAGACGATCAAGGCCCTTGAAAGCGGGGATATTAACACACTCCCAGCCCCGAAGCTGCTGGTCAAAATGGTGGGAGAAAAAGCGGCCTCAATTAGGGAACAGGAGGCTGCAAGAGCCAAGCGGCAGCACGAACAGACCCAAGAAACTTTGACCAGGCCTGCGTCACAGCTAACCGATATTGGCAAAAAAACCTGTCATCTAATCCGGGCCCTGATGGCTGGCGATATCACGCGGCGGGAATATTTGGATGGTATCGGGCACTTGGATAAATTATTCCCATCAGCCGGGTTTGCTACCGAAGGCGGGCGGATAAAAAAAAGGTATCAGGAGCGCGGATACGATTTGGATAAAAAGGCAGGGTCGGAAAACGGCCTAATGATCGGCCAGTGGCTGAAAAATGTTGTAGGCGGTTAACGACACGGGTAAGTGGGTGCCGGCCTCTACGCAGAACGTGATAATGAATGCCTTACTGTTTTTCTATGGGCGGGCAGTTTCCGGGGGTGGATCTGGAGGCGGCGATCGAGGAATTTTTCGAGGAGTATTTTTGAGGTTGGAGGGGAGACAATGACAGTTTCGGCAGCAATGCCCAGATTTCGGCAGCCCGCGCAGGTGCCGTTCAATTTCAGCGAACTGGTGATCGATTCCTTCGCGGGCGGCGGGGGTGCCTCGACGGGGATTGAGCGGGCGCTGGGGCGGGCGGTGGATATCGCCATCAATCACGATCCTGGAGCAATCCGGATGCATGAGGTGAATCATCCCCATACCCGCCACTACTGCGAGTCGGTATGGGACGTGGACCCGCGCAAGGTGTGTGACGGCCGGCCGGTGGGGCTGGCGTGGTTTTCGCCGGACTGCAAGCACTTCTCGAAGGCGAAGGGGGCCAAGCCGGTGGAAAAAGCCGTGCGGGGGCTGGCCTGGGTGGTGCTGCGCTGGGCGGCGACGGTGCTCCCGAGGGTGATCATGCTGGAGAATGTGGAGGAGTTCGTCACCTGGGGGCCACTGGTGCGGCGCGAGGACGGGAAGCACTACCCCTGCCCTAAGGGTCGGGGACGGACGTTCAACAGCTTCGTCAATGCGCTTCGGCGGCATGGGTACCGGGTGGAGTGGCGGGAGTTGCGGGCTTGCGACTACGGGGCCCCGACGATCCGTAAGCGGCTGTTTCTGATCGCCCGGCGCGACGGGGAGCCGATCGTCTGGCCGGAGCCGACGCACGCTGATCCGAAGAAAGCCGAAGGGTTGATGCCGTGGCGGACGGCGGCGGAGTGTATTGACTGGTCGATTCCGTGTCTGTCGATTTTTGAACGGAAAAAGCCTCTGGCGGAGGCGACCTTGCGGCGGATCGCCAAGGGGATCATGCGGTATGTGGTGGAAAGCCCGGAGCCGTTTATCGTCTCGTATTACGGGGAGAAGAAGGGGGATAGGGGGCGGGGGCAGACACTGCTCGTGCCGCTGCGGACACAGACCACGGAGAACCGCTTTGCGTTGGTTACCCCTCACGTCACGAAGTTTCAGCAAAACAGCATCGGCTTCGCCGCCGGTGAACCGTTTCATACCGCCATGGCCGGTGCGGCTCGTTTCGGCCTCGTTTCCGCCTTTCTCGCCAAACATTACGGCGGAGTGGTCGGTACCTCCCTCCAGGTCCCTTCCGGGACGGTGACGACCGTTGACCATCATTCCCTTGTTGCCGCGCACATGGTCCGCAGTTTTGGGGAAAGCGTCGGTTCCCACCCCGAAGCGCCGGTCGGAACCATCACTGCCGGAGGGATGGGTAAAACCGGCATCGTTGCGGCAAACCTCGTGCGCAATTTCGGCAGAAGCGCCGGGGCGGATGCGGCGGAACCTTCCTGCACGATTACCGGCAAGATGAAGGATTCTCTCGTTTCTTCCCACCTGGTGAAGCTGCGCGGGACCTGTGCGGACGGACAACCGGTCACGGCGCCTCTGCACACGGTGAGCGCCCAGGGGCAGCATTTCGGGGAAGTGCGGGCTTTTTTGATGCAATACCACGGGATGAGCGAATCCCACGACCTGAAGAAACCGATCAACACCGTCACATCCAAAGACCGCTTCGGCTTGGTCACGGTGCGGGGCGTCGAATATCAGATCGTGGATATCGGCATGCGGATGCTCACCCCCAGGGAGTTGTTCCGGGCACAGGGGTTTCCGGAGGATTACATCATCGACCGGGACGCCGCCGGCCGCGCCATAACCAAAACGGATCAGGTGGCCCGGTGCGGGAACAGCGTGTGCCCGCCGATGAGCGAGGTGCTGGTGCGGGCCAACCTGGCGTCTGCCGCCAGGGAGCGGGCGGCGGTATGAAATCCGCCATGCTGGAGCATCTTGGTTAGGCGGCCACAACAGCCGCCTAATTCCGGAGACCACTGAAAAACAGAAAATAAAAAAACACGCTTGACAGCCTAGTTAGACTTGCGATAGGGTTAATCATTACGATGTAAGAATATACCCAAAGCCCGCGCATACTTTGTTTTGCGCGGGCTTTTATTATACCCGGACTGGAACGGCCCGTTGTAACTGCGGGCCGGGCGGGTTCGACTCCCGTGTCCCCTTGGCCCAGAAAGCATATCCGTTATTCGGAAACCCCCGTGACGCCCCTCCTCGGCACGGGGGTTATTTTTTGGGAGACAATATGGACGCGCTGCAACGGGTCAACCAAAAACCGGAGTTTGACTGGGAGAGTTACTATGATGGGTTCGCTTCATTTTTACTCCCAGCTGACCGCCCGATGTTTTGGCGGTGCTGTTGTGGGGAGACCAATGCAACCGTGGTCGGAGAAAAGGCCCGTTGTGTGGGCTGCCAAGTTTTGGCCTTTTCCCCTCAACTACTCATAAGCCCGGTGCTCTGATGGGGATGCCAGGTAATTGTCAAATGCTGATCACCATCCAGGCGGGTATCTGCACTATGCAGCGCCCATGCAACGGCGAGCTGTTCACGACCGGCCATGGTCCTGACATGGTGAGTGAGTGCCTGAGATGCGGCGCAAGGATCACATGGGACGGAAAACATGAGCGATAAGGCGGAACTGGCAGCATTGTCAATTATCGTCGTCGCGGCAACCGTGCTGTGTTACTGGGTGCATGCGGCATTCTGGCGGGCTATAGGGATATTAGGCTGATGGCCATTGGAGCAAAGCGCCCATGCAATCAACCCGGCTGCCCGGAGTTGACAACTACCCGCTTCTGCCCGGCGCATACCAAGCGAGACAGGCAGCGATATGACACCAGCCGAGGCACAGCATCACAACGTGGGTACTCCGCACAATGGCAGCGGATACGAGCGCAAAAGCTATTGACTGATCCGCTGTGCGTTAGGTGCCATAGTATGGGTAAGGCTACCCCGGCGACAATAGTGCATCATATCAACCGCGACCCACACAACAACGCATGGTCAAACCTGGAGTCGATCTGCCTCAAGCATCATGAGGATGAGCACAAAGGGGAACGGTTCGGTAGGGACGACAGAGGGTAGCCGCCTTCAGTCTCTTGGACTTCTCCAACCTAGACCGATGGGAGGCCAACTTTTCACGTCCACAAAATGCGAGTCGCGAATGTCGAGACCAAGAACCCCAACAAATATCCTTGAACTCAGGGGGGCTTTCAAAAGAAATCCCCAAAGGAAAAGAGGATCTGAACCGGAGCCGGTTATAGGAATCGGACCTGCGCCAAAGTGGTTTGATGTTGGTCACCGTGACATTTGGGCCGAGCTTACCGCGCAATATGCTGCGAGCATCCTCACGGTTTCAGATCGGCTTGCATTGGAAATACTTTGCTGTCTAGTCCAAGAATACCGCGAAGACCCAACAGTGATGTCTGGGGCGAAAATCGCCAGGATGGAAGCACTCGACGGGAAGTTCGGCGGGACTCCATCGGGGCGGGCCAAGTTGACGGTACCGAAAAAACAGGATGAAAATACTTTCTCTGACTTCTAAGGAACGGAAGAAATACCCCCATACCGCCGACGCCTGGGACTATGCCAACAAGGTTTTAACCGGTGAGATACCGGCCTGCAAATGGGTCCGGCTGGCGTGCCAGCGGCAAGTTGACGATATCGAAAAAGCCACCTCCGGGTGGCTTTTTCGTTTTGACTTTGAGAAAGCGGAGCGGGTTTGTCGGTTTATCGAGCGGCTTCCCCACGTCAAGGGCAAGTGGGCGCGGGGCGGCGAGTCGATCCGGCTGGAGCCTTGGCAGAAATTTGGTCTTACGACCATCTTCGGATGGGTCAAAGTCTCTGATGGGTTACGGCGATTCCGGGAAATTTACTGGGAAATCCCCCGGAAAAACGCGAAATCAACCATGGCCTCCGGGGTAGGCCTTTACCTTTTCGCGGCGGACAACGAATTCGGAGCCGAGGTCTACAGCGGGGCGACGACTGAAAAGCAAGCCTGGGAGGTCTTCCGCCCGGCAAAACAGATGGTGGACCGGACCCCGGACCTGGCCGACCATTTCGGGATCGAGTCCCACGCGAAAAACCTTTGCATTCTGGAAGACGGGGCGCGGTTTGAGCCGGTTATCGGCAAACCGGGGGACGGTGCTTCCCCATCCTGCTCCATCGTGGACGAATATCACGAACACGACACGGATGAGCTTTATGAAACCATGCTGACCGGCATGGATGCCCGCGAACAACCATTGATGTTTGCCATCACCACGGCGGGTGTCAACCTGGCCGGGCCGTGTTACGCGAAACGGGATTACCTCTGCAAAATCCTCGACGGCACGATCCAGGACGAACGCCAATGGGGCACGATTTACACGATTGACGAAGATGACGATTGGCTTTCCGTCGAGGCGCTGAAAAAAGCCAACCCGAATTACGGCGTTTCGATCATCGAAGACAACATCCTGGCCGCGCACCATTCGGCGATCCAGAATGTCCGGTTACAAAATACCTTCCGCACCAAGCGCCTTAACCAATGGATGGGGGCTAAAAACGCCTGGATGAATATGCCGGTCTGGGCCAAGTGCCCGCCGCGTAAAAGCCTGGATGAATTGGAAGGCCGTCCGGTGTTTATCGCCCTTGACCTCGCGTCAAAAGTGGACATCGCGGCCAAGGTGATGATTTTCCCACCCACTGAAGACGACCCTTTGTGGCATCTGCACGGCAGCTACTACCTGCCAGAAGACAAGATCGAAGAGGGCGGGCCGAACGCCAGTCATTATGCGACCTGGGCCAAGATGGGGCATATCACCCTGACACCCGGCGGCGTGACCGATTTTGAGTACATCGTGGACGACCTGAAAGAGGATCGGAGCCGGTTCCAGATTGAAGAGGTCCCGTATGACCCGTTCCAGGCCACGTATCTGGCAACGACCCTGGTCGGCGAAGGGTTCCCGATGGTCGAAATGGGGGCCACGGTCAAGAATTTTTCCGAGCCGATGAAGGAATTCGAGGCCCTGGTGGTTTCCGGGTTGCTGGCTCACGGAGATTGCCCGGTGATGAACTGGATGGTTTCCAACGTCGTTGCCAAGCAGGATAAAAAAGACAACATTTTCCCCAATAAAGAGTTTGACGAAAATAAAATCGACGGACCTGTCGCGGGGATCATGGCGCTAGGACGGGCCAAGCTGCATATGGACTGCCCGTCATTAGGAGTTCACGCGCTATGAGGTCGGCACTGATTGATATTTTGATCCTGACCGGGGTTTGCAGTATCGGGTATGGGGTTTGGCAATTTTCGCCGCCCGGTTGTTTTATCGTGGTCGGCATAATTCTAGTTTTTCTCGGCATTGCGTCCCTTGTCAGGATGACCAAATGATTTTTGACCGCCTGTTTGAAACTCGGGACAGCCACCCGCGAGACCCCGCCTTGTCCGATTGGTTGGGGCTCGGCGGCATGTCCGCTACCGGAATGCCGGTCACGGCCGAAACCGCGTTGCAGGAAGCGGCGGTTATGTCCTGCGTCCGGGTGTTATCCGAAGACATCGCCAAACTGCCGCTGATCGTCTACCAGAAAAAAGGTGATATCCGGCGGCGGGCAACAGAACACCCCCTTTATGAACTGCTGCACCTGGCACCCAACGCCAATCAAACATCTATGGAGTGGCGGGAGGCTTGTCAGGCCCAATTACTTTTACGCGGGAACACCGTCAACCGGATTAAATCCACCGGGGGGCGCGGGGTCAGCGAACTCGAACCGCTGCACCCGGACCGCGTGGAAATCCTCAAGGGCAACACCGGGCGGCGGGTTTATCGATATACCCCGGACAGCGGGCCGCAACAAATCATTTTACCGTCCGAGGTGCTGCATGTTCCCGGCCTCTCGCTCGACGGCGGAATCTCCGGGCTCAACCCGATCCGCTACCACCGCGAGACCATCGGGCTTGGATTGGGGATGAAAGAATTTGGGGCCAAGCTGTTTAAAAACGGCGTCAATTCGAATCTTGCGGTTATCCATCCCGGCAGCCTGAAGGGGGACCAACTCAAAGAATACCGGGAGTCTATCGAAAAGGTCATGACCGGGCGGAATAACTGGCACCGGCCCCTGGTATTTGAAGGCGGGGCCAAGGTCGAAAAGCTGTCCATGACCGCCGAAGATTCCCAGTTTTTGGACTCCCGCAAATATAACCGTTCGGAAATCGCCGGTATATTCCGGGTGCCGCTCTACAAAATCGCCGGGGACGCGGAGAAGGCCAAGGGTTGGAGCACGTTGGAGCAGCAAGCGACTGATTACGTGGTGGATTCGCTGATGCCCTGGATGGTGCGTTGGGAGCAGGCCATGACCAGGCAACTGTTGACGGCCGAATCCAGGCGGGACGGCTACTACATCCAGTTTGAGCTGAAAGGGCTGTTGCGCGGCGATACCAAAACCCGCGCCGAATATTACAAAATGCGCTTTGCGCTCGGGTCCCTCTCCCCGGACGATATCCGCCGGTTGGAGGAAGAAGACCCTATTGGCACCGATGCGGCGAAAGCCTATTACATCATGACCAACATGACCACCCTGGACCGAGTGGCGACAGGAGAAGGCAGCAATGGAACTGGAACGCAGAACATTTGATGTTTCTGAACTGCGGGTTGAACGCAGGGAGGATGCCCCGCCGAAAATTACCGGCCATGCTGCCGTTTTTGGTCAGTTGTCCGAAGACCTGGGCGGCTTTCGGGAGCAGATTGCAGCGGGGGCTTTCGCCGAGGCGATTGAAACCGACGATGTGCGGGCGCTATGGAACCACAACCCGGATATTGTGCTGGGCCGCAACCGTGCCAAAACGTTGATCCTCACTGAGGACACAAGGGGCCTGGCGATTGAGATCATCCCCCCGGACACCCAAGCGGCCCGCGACCTGATGGTGAGTATGGAACGCGGGGACGTAACCCAAATGAGTTTTGGTTTCACCGTGCGTCCCAACGGGCAGAATTGGGCCAAGGACGACGAAGGGAGGTATATCCGTACGCTGACCAAGGTCAGGTTGTTCGACGTGTCCCCCGTGACATTCCCGGCCTACCCACAGACGGACGTGGCTGTACGGTCGATGGACCAATGGAAAAAAGAAACACCCGATTACCAACTTGGCTTGAAGCGCCGGGCGCTTCAGCTCGCCGAAGTCGAACTTTAACAGAGAAGGAGCAAAGAATGGACCTGAAGGAACTCCGCGACCAGCGGGGAAAAGCGATTGCAGACGCCCGCGCCATCCTGGAAAAAGCCGAAGGGGAAAAGCGCACCCTGAACGACGACGAAAGCCGTCAGTACGACCAGTTTATCGCCGATGCACAGAAGCGCAAGGACACCATCCAGCGCGAAGAGCGCCAGTTGGAACTGGAACGCGAAGCCGCCGCCGAAAATCTGCGGGGAGAGGACAAGACCCGCAAAGCCGACCAAGGCGGGCATGGCCCCACCGGCTCCGAGGAATACCGCTCAGCGTTTGGCAAGTACGTTTCCCATGGACCTGGCGGCTTGACCCCTGAAGAGGCCCGCGCCCTGTCGGCCGGCACCTCCACTGATGGCGGTTTCCTGCTGATGCCGGAACAAACCATCGACATGATCCTCAAAGGGGTTGATGACCTGGTTCATGTCCGCCAGGAAGCCACCAAGTTCCGCGTGGCCGCTGCTACTTCCCTCGGTGTGCCGACCATGACCGCCGATGTGGCCGATGCTGATTGGACCACCGAACTGGCGACCGGCAGCGAGGATTCCAGCCTGAAGTTCGGCAAGCGGAATCTGTACCCCCAAAAACCCGTTGCCAAGCGGATCAAAATTTCCAACGAGTTGCTTCAGCGGCTGCCCGGCGTGGAAGCGTTCGTCAGTGGTCGCCTGCAATACAAGTTCGGCCTGACCCAGGAAAAAGCCTTTCTTACCGGTAGCGGTTTCGGCCAACCGCTGGGCCTGTTCACCGCCAGCACCGATGGCATCCCGACCTCCCGCGACGTGTCCACCGGTAACACCACCACCGCGCCGACCTTTGACGGCCTGATCGAGGCGAAATATAGCCTGAAAACGCAGTACATGAATAGCGCGGAGTGGATGTTCCACCGTGATTGCGTGAAAACCCTGGTCAAAATCAAAAACGGCGAGGGTCAATACATCTGGCGTGAATCGGCCCGCGCCGGGGAACCGGATACCCTGCTGGGCCGTCCGTTCTCGATGAGCGAGTATGCGCCGAACACCTTCACCACCGGGCTTTATGTCGGCCTGTTCGGCGATCTGTCCTATTACTGGATTGCCGATGCCCTGGACATGACCATCCAGCGGCTGGTCGAGCTTTACGCCGAGACCAACCAGACCGGGCTCATCGGGCGCATGTCTTCCGATGGCATGCCGGTCCTGGCCGAAGCGTTTGCCCGCGTAAAACTGGCTTAACGGCGAGGGATAAAACGAAACCAAGGGGCGGCGCTTGCCGCCCCTTTTATTTACGAAGGAGAATAAAAAGTGAATCTGTCTTCTTGCTGCAAAATCGATCAGGTCCTTGGCTACTACGCCGCTGGGACCACCAAACGCACGTCCGCTATCGTGGATATGCAGAATTACGAGGGGTGTTTGTTTATCGCCGAACTCGGGACCATCATCGAGAACGGTACGCTGGATGTGTTTGTTGAGCAACACACCCTGAACCAAACGTCCGGCATGGCACGGGTAGCAACCACCACCGTCCACACCGTCACCGCTGCCGATGCGGCGCTTACGTCCTCCTGCATCCTGGTTGATGTCTATAAACCCGGTGAACGATACCTCCAGTGCAATATCACCCCGGCCGTTTCCAGCGCCGTGGTTTTGGGTATCACCGCGATCCGCTACAACGGCCGCAACCTGCCGAACACCACCGGCCCGATTAAGTCCACCATCCTCGTTTCCCCGGCCGAAGCGTAACCCCGTCCATTGAGTGGGTGAGCCTCCACGGGCTCACCCAACAGGAGAACCCGATGAGCTACCAAACCAAAGTTTACAGTAAAGTCGGCGGGGATGAGGTCGTTGTTGCCTCTGGGGGGCTTCTGACCGTCGAAACAGGCGGGGCCATCCGCGATCCAGGCCTTGCCCGCAGTATCCGCACCCGCGCCACCACCTCCGAAGTCAACGCCGGGTTGGCCCTGCTGCCCGCCGTCCCCGGCTGGAAATACCGCATTGTCGATGTCACCATGATTGCCATCGGCGGGAGTGCTGCAACGGCAACTTCTGTCGATATCGTTGCCACCCAAGGGACCAGCGCGGTCCGGCCGTTTGTGGCCGCTGTCTCCGCTTTGACCCGCAGCACAGTGGTAAAGCCCGACACCGCAAATATGACCGTGCTTGCAGACGGGGCCTCTTTTGCCCCCATGGACGACAACAGCGGTATTTATGTCGCCAAGCAGGCAGCAGGTAGCAACCTGGCAACCGCGACACACATCGATGTTGTTTTGACTTACACCATGGAAGCCGCATGAGGGTAAAGCTGAAAACTACGGTGGCCGGTCCGGACGGGATTTACCCCCCTGGCACTATCTACGAGGGCCCGGCCTGTCATGCGTTGGTTCGGGGCGGGTTTGCCGAGTGGGTAGACCCGCCCAAAACCGAAACCGCTGTTATTCCGTATCAAACAGTTACCAGGAGAGGCCGGAAATGATCACCGTCCGCACCGTCGAACCGGCAACCGAACCGGTAACGCTCACCGAAGCCAAGGCGCATTTTGGCGTGACGATCACCGACGATGACACCCGCATAACGTCATTGATCGTTGCCGCCAGACAGCAGGCGGAACATGACACGCGGCGGTCGTTCGTCACTCAAACCTGGCGGGCGAAATTGGATGGTTTCCCGGCTGGGCGGGCAATCGATCTGCCCCACGGTCCTATCCAGTCGGTAACCTCCGTGCAGTACGTGGATGGTGACGGGGTAACCCAAGGGTTTACCGATTTCACCCTGGACGCGGACGGGCAGCGGATATTGCTGGATTACGGTGAGTCCTGGCCCTCCCCCCGCGCTGTTGAAAACGCGGTGACCATCACCTATGTTGCCGGGTACGGTGCGGCAACCGCCGTGCCTGAGGGGATCAAATCCGGCATCAAGTTGTTGGTGGAGATACAGTACGACCGCCCGGACGCGGCCTATTCGGCGGCGTTGAAATCGGCGGCTGGTTCGCTTTTGGGCTATTTCCGCGATTATCGCGATTTTTGGGGAGAGTAAAAAATGGCTGATGATTTTTCCAGTTACAGCACCGGATTGGATTCCCCTGCCCGGAAAGCCTTTGCCATCACCCCGCACAATACCAACGAGTTGTCTTCAGTCACACGGGGGATTTTTGTTGGGGTAGCTGGTGACGTGGCCGCGATTTTGGCCGGGGATACCGTGGCTGTGACGTTTAAGGGCGTTTCGGGCATGCTGGCGATACGGGCCAAGGTCATTTTGGTGACCGGGACTACCGCAACCGATATCGTTGGGTTGGTATGAGGGCGGGCACTCTACGGCACAAAATCCTAATCGAGCAGGCGTCCGAAACGCGGGACAGCTTCGGCGGGGTGGTTGTCACCTGGGGCACCTACGCGACCATGCGGGTCCGGCAGGCGATCCAGGGCGGCAAGGAATTTATCACCGCGCAACAGCGGTTTTCCGAGATTTCCGCGCTGTTCGTTGGGCGGTTTGCCTCTGGTGTTACCGCAAAAATGCGGGTCAACCACGGCGGGGTCTATTACGATATTCTGGCCGCTTATGATCCGACCGGGCTGAGGCGCGAAACGCAGATTGTTTGCAGGATAATCGTATGAAAATCGACATCTCCGGGCTGAGCGACCTGAAAAAGCGGTTGACCAAATTACCGGAGCGCATCGAAAAAAATATCATGGGTGCTGCCGTCCGTGCCGGGGCCAATATCATCAAGAGCGCGGCGGTTGCAAATCTCGGCGGCAAGAAAACGGATATTGTCGTCGCTAAATCCCGCTCCCCGAAAGGGGTAACAAAATTCAAGATCGGCACCAGCGGCAAAAAGTTTTATCTGATGTACCGCGAGTTGGGCACCAGACCGCACGTCATAAAGATTGGGAAAACTAAAAAATTTCTGGCGGACGGTGCGGTGGTATTTGGGAAAGTGGTACAACATCCCGGCCAGGCTCCCAAGCCCTTCCTGCGCCCGGCGCTTGATGAAAATGCCCGAAAAGCCGTTGACGCCATGGCGAAGAAAATCAAGCAACGGTTGGAAAAGGAAGCGGCGAAACGATGATTGAAGAAACCCTTTATACCACCCTGAAAAACCATGCCGGGACTGCCGCGCTGGTAGGCCTGCGCATCTATCCCCGCCGCGCACCACAGGGGGCCACGTTCCCGCACATAGTCTATAACCGGGTCAGTGGGGCGAGGGTTACCAATTTGGACGGTGACAGCATCGAAAACCCGCGCTTCCAGCTGGATGGCTGGGCCGAGAGCTACGCCGAGGCCAAAGCTCTGGCCGTGCAGGTTGTGCTGGCCATGCGGGCGATGAAGGCCGTTTTGATCGGCGACCGAGACGACAGCGACGACGAAACCGGTTTGTACAACGTCAGCATGGACTACAGCGTTTGGTCAGCGTGAGTGCCAGCCTGCTACCTGACCGCCGGTGAAATAAACCACGGTGGCATGCCGACCGTACCGGTCGTTTATGGCCCGGTACGCCCATGAACCGGAGTCCCGGCCCAGATAGTGGGTTTTTGTTGCGCGGTAAGGCCTGCCCCATGAGGCTAAAACCTGTTCCTTCGTCATACCGACAGCGATCTTTCGGCTCTCGATCAACTCCACCACTTTCGGCGGGGTGTCTTGATGCTCGGCAAAATACTTTGCCCGATAGTCAGGAGCACACCCGGCCAGTACCAGCAACAGCAAAACGGTCAGTTTCATAACATCCTCCTTTTCATCCTCTAATTATAGTAAATCGTCCCCAATGTCAACCGGACTGTCGTGAGATAGCCCCATTCCCTCCCCCCGCTTCGGCGGGGGGTTGACGGAGAAACACATGCCCAGTAATGCAATCTCGGCGCAGGGGTCCACCCTGCACATCGGCTCGGGAACGTCCGGAGCCAAAACCATAACCGCGCTTACCCAGGCTTACAGAGCCATGGTCACGTCCGCCGCCCATGGGCTTGCCGTTGGTGACCGCGTGACCTTCGCCAGCGTTGGCGGCATGACCCAGATCAACGCCCTTGCCGGCACCGTCATTGCCAAGGACACCAACACATTCGTCGTGGACATCGACAGCCGAACTTTTTCGGCCTACACCTCCGGCGGCACGGCGACCCCGGTAACCTGGGTCCAGGTTACCGATATCAAAACCTACAATTTCGCGGATGGGGAGCGGTCCGAAATCGATACGACCAACCTGAGTTCCACATCCAAGGAATTCCTCCTTGGCCTCCAGGACAACGGCACGTTCGAGGTTACCTTAAACGTTTACCATGCAGACCCAGGCCAAGCCGCATGCCGCGCCGCTAAAGGCTCAGCCACGGCCAGCCCGTTCAAGGTCACCCTGCCCAACAGCGAAGTGGCAACCTTTTCCGCGCTTGTAAAGTCAATGCCGGAATCCGGCGGCGTGGACGCAGTTTTTGAAGGAAGCATGTCGATCCGGGTGACCGGCGATATCGAGTGGGCGTAACCATGAGTATCCGTGATTTTATCCTACCGCAACCCAAAACGGCCGCCGTTGAGGCGTTTGGGACCACCGTAACCGTCTCGGAAATGGGGGCCCTGGACCGCATGCAGTATATCGACTACCTCCACGGCCTCAAAAAACGGGGGGTATCCGACCTGGAAGCCGAACCGCTGCTGATGGCGTTTATGGCCGTCAAATGCCTCACCGATGAGGGGGCGCGGGTCTTTGCCGATAGCGAGGTCGAGACGGTAGCCAATGGTCGGTACAAGATCGAGGACTTGAAAAAGGTCTTCGATGCGGCGGCAAAGCTGAACGGCCTGAAAACCGAAGACGCGGACGAACCAGGAAAAAACGCCTGACCCAGTTCCGGGCACAATTCCCTTTTATCCTGTGCCTGGAACTGGGTTTTCCGCATCCGGATTATCTGCTCCCGCTCCTGACCTCCCGGCAGTATGGGGATTGGGAAACGTTTTACACCATCTCCCCCTTCGGGGATCGGCGGGCGGATCGGCGGGCGGCAATGATCACCTCCATGGTGGCCAACCGGCACCGGGGCAAGGGCGAAAAGCCCTACACCATCGACAAATTCATGCCGTTTGAACCGGTGGTACCCCAGGCACCGGAAGACTTGAGCGCCAAATTAAAAGCGGCTTTTTCCGCTCTCAAAGGATCGTAATGGCCGTAAACGTTGGAAATTTGATCGTTGAAATGTCCGCCAACGTGGCGAACCTGCAACGGGATTTCGGCAAAGCGTATGGGGCCGCTAATTCTGCGGCCGCCAAAATGAAAAAGGTCTTTTCCGGGGTTGGTTTGTCCTTGGCGTCCAGCTTATCGGTCGGCTATCTCGGGAAGATGGCCATCGATAACTTTATCAAGCAAGAGCAAGCCGCTTTCCAGCTTGAGGCGCGGCTTAAATCCACGGGTGGCGCTGCCGGCTACACTCGCCAGCAGTTGGAGAGCATGGCCGGTGCTTTGCAGCGGACCACGACCTTTGGCGACGAAGCAACCATGGAAATGCAGGCCCTGCTGCTTACCTTCACCCAAATCCGGGGGCCAGTGTTCCGCGAAGCCGTGGAAACTATCCAGAACATGTCCATCGCCATGGGCCAAGACCTGAAAAGCTCTGCCGTCCAGGTTGGCAAGGCCCTCAACGACCCGCTAAAAGGGCTCACGGCTCTATCGAGGGTTGGTGTGGCGTTCACTGCGGAACAGAAAGAACTCATCACCACCCTCGTTGAATCCGGGGATGTGATGGGGGCGCAAAAGATCATTCTACAAGAGTTGCAAACCGAGTTCGGAGGCGCGGCCGCTGCGGCGTCTCAGGGCCTTGGCGGGGCATTGACCCAGTTGAAAAACAAACTGGGGGATGTGCTGGAGGTCACCGTTGACCTGGGCACCGGCTCCGACAGCGGCGCAGGTATGGTCAACAAGCTAACTAAGGCCCTGGAAGGGCTGGAATTTATCCTCAAGGACGT